GGCGATGGGCACTGTGTCGGGCACGAAAGAACGTGTTAGCTGTGTCTACAATTAGATATCTCATGTAGTAATATTAGCATATTATAACAATTGTGTCAAGTGCGGTAAAAGAAATTCTGCCCATTTTCTATGAGCATCCGCATCAAAATGGTAACTTGGTTTGGATTGAAATCCCGAATTGGTTAACCATTTGTAATAGGTCAAGTCAGGATCGTATGGGCCAAGATAGTTATTAAACCAGTCAGCTGGCGACTGCCGAAAGTAATTGTAAGTATTAAAAAACAAATGTGGGATTTTAAGATCCAATAATTCGGTATGTAGCTCGTATATATCTTTATGAGCCTGTTGTTCGGCCAACTCCCAATCTAAATTAACTATATATTCTTTGTATCGCTCTTTTACAGGATCTGGCCAATCATGTCCAACTCCACCGGCATTGACTTGCCAATACACATTCTCGTGCAACCATTCTTCACGTTCCCAAGTACTCCACCCAATAATAACAGCATCTGGTGTGCCTTCGTTACGAATATATTCGCGTGTGGTTCTTATTATCCTATTGTTTGAACTGGCTGATTCTGCATCGCAATGCAAAACAGCAGATAACTCATTGGCAATATTGCAGCCATAACTGACTTTTAGATTGTCTGGGTGCGACTGCCTGCCAAGCCCGTGATATAACCTGTCGTCTTTGGCAAAGCAGTAATCATTGACAGCTTCTGCGCCTGCGCTATGGCTATCACCGTTTACATATAGTATTGTCACGATACTTCGGTCCTTCCGCCGCCTAGATCCCGGCGATCCACCATTCTGGGTCTTGACTCAACTGGTTGATTGGCTTCCCATTGTTCATAATTTTCTGCAATGATGTTTTTACACACAGTTTGAAACCAACGATCCACAATATCTGCATCGGTATCATCTTTTTTCATTTGGAATCCGGCCTTGACCAATCTGGCAACAAACACATCGTTCCAGTCCAACTCAAACGCACCGTTGCCCACATCATCGGGGTCTAACTCCACACTAATCACATTCACATATGGTTCCTTGGCTTCAGTGGCCAGTTCCTTGGCTGTCTTTGCCTTGGGCTTGACTATTTTTGGTTTTTCTTCCAAAGGTTGTTTTGTAAACTTGCGCTTTAAATAATCAAACATTGTGTTGCCCTTTAAAATAGGTCTACCGCTTCCCACGGAAGGTCTGCCTTGCCAAAATGTCCGTAGTTGGTGGTACTGCTGTAAATTGGTCTAAATAGATCAAACCGATTGATAATGCCACGTGGTGTTAGATCCACGTTGTCTTGGATCCAGGTGGTCAATGCCGCACTATCACCATCACTTTCTACATAAAAGCTCATGGGCTTCTCAATGCCAATGGCATAACTGATTTGCACAGTGGCCCATGTTGCTTGTCCACTGGCCACAATGTTCTTGGCAAGATACCGCATCATGTAAGCTGCACTACGATCTACTTTGGTAGGATCCTTGCCAGAGAAGGCGCCACCGCCGTGTGGTGCATATCCGCCATACGTGTCAACAATGATCTTGCGCCCAGTTAGTCCGGTATCACCATCCGGACCTCCAATCACAAAACGTCCAGTTGGATTGATATAAAATTCCGTATTGGCATCAATGTATTTTTCTGGTAGCAGACTGCGGATTATAAGTTCAATGGTACTGCGTACAGTATCAATGCCAACTGATTCGCTGTGTTGAGTACTGCATACTACCTTGGTAATACGTACCGGTTTGTTGTTAGCATCGTACTCAAATGTAACTTGGCTCTTGGCATCTGGGCCAAGCCAGGCCACTAAAAGATTCTTACGTATACTAGTCAATGCTTCCACAATTCTGTGACTCCAATAAATTGCACTGGGCATGTAATTATCAGTTTCGTTGCAAGCATATCCAAACATAAGACCTTGATCTCCTGCACCAAACGTGTCTGTACCTAGTGCAATATCTGCACTTTGTGCATGCAACAGATTGGTAATCTCAACGGTCCGCCAATCAAAACCTGATTGTTCGTACCCAATGTCTTTGATAACTCGACGAACAGCACTTTCGACTTCTTCCTTGTGTAAAACACCCTTGAATTCACCTGCCACAACAACTCTGTTGGTAGTAACCAGCGTTTCGCATGCACATCTCAGTGCAGGGTTTTGTTCGCGCATTACAAGATCCAGTACTGCATCTGAGATAGCATCTGCTACCTTGTCTGGATGTCCTTCTGATACTGATTCACTGGTAAAAAGATATGTCATTTGCTTCCTTGAAAAATTATTCTTTGCCCCATTTGATCTTGAGCCAAATTCGTTCGTGTATGTAATAGTCTACGCTTAACAACAGATGTAACACCGTGGCAAATCCTGCTGCAGATCCGAAGTCTCCAGTGAACAGGTATGTCCAGAAGATAGTAAACAGCCAGGCAGTTAGCCTGTAAGTAAGCATTCGTACTACGGTTCTTTTTCGTGTTTCTGTCATTAGGTCCCCCATTCATTTTTAAATAGTGGTACTTGCAATCTATCACTATATCTTAGGCCATGTTGCATGGCCAATTCTGCCACTCTGCGATTGTTTAGACTGTACACACTCTCAACACCACCAACAGGCATTAGATACACAGGACCTGTGAATCCCGCTTGTCTATAGGCCTGCACAGTCCATACAGCTTCTTCAACATCGGCCTCTGTGGCTACTACCAATTTGAGATAGGTATGTCCGTATTTTTCATAATTGCACACAATATCAGGCCGAATAGCTTCGTCTCTACTTTCTCCCGAGCAACTTAGCTTGGTACTGACACTAAAAGTCACTTCACGTTTGACGCCACTGGCAAATTCCCACTTGGTCAAATACTGTGCAAACTCAGTTGACAGTTCTTGAGTACCATTTGTTTCAAATGTAATCTCTTTGAGCGTGGCCATTTCTGGTTGTTCTAGCAAGTCGGGATATGCACGTTGCCACCCCAGCAGCGGTTCACCACCTGTGATCACAAGATGTTCGTCTCTCCACTCTTTGAATGGCAAGGTCTCTACAATAGACTTGGCAATCACATCAGTATCGTATGTGGCGGAAAGATCTTTGAATCTTGGATCCCAAGACGCATAACTGTCACATCCTGTACTCACTAACGGTAGTTCGTGATAGAATTTAAAGTCTGCAACACGATCAGCAATGGCCTCTACTTCAGTGCTGGCCTGACCAGCAGGCATACCAAAGCCGGCGCATTTGAAGTTGCATCCAAATGTTCTCAAGAACACACTAGGCACACCCATATAACGGCCTTCACCTTGGATACTGTAAAACAATTCTGCTATCTTGAGTTTACTCATACAAACAAGTCCTCGTTCCATTCACGATGGCCTTCTCTAAAAGCCATGTTGCTTTGTGTTTCGCGCACTTCTACTCGGTAGCACCACAATCGTTCTGCTTCTGATTGCCCCCACATGTCAGGGATGTACACTCCATTAACATATTTGTAAAGTTGGTCAGCCAGGCCTTCGCAACCTAATCTAGGTAGTATGGTCAGCTTGGCTAGCTTGCGCCGTTCCATTTCTTTGTAGAACTCCAGCTCAGGATCATCCTCAGCTACCAGCAGGGTATGATCAAACTGGCTTTCGAGTACGCTTTTGAGTTCTTTAAGCCCACCATAATCAGCAGCCCAGTTGCGGGCATCAAGATTATTAGTACCAAAATAAAACTTCATGCTAAAACTATAACCGTGAATCAGGTTGCAATGGCTATCGGCTCGCCATTGACGGTATGCTACCGGAAAGGCATTGTGATACTCTTTGGTACTGGTAAATTTGTATTGTACTGGTTGTAGTGTCATTGTATTGCTCCTATGTGTAATAATAACATAGGCTGTAGAATTTGTAAAGCGGGATAAAGCCAGAAAGGCCGCTGTGTAGAATTATATTTATGTTTGTTTTAGTAACATATATCTATTTTGTGGATTTTTAAAACTTACAAAACTCTGTTCAATTGAGGACAGTGAAAAACCAGCATTCCATAATGGCCAGCTGTATTTAATACCTTCTTCCATAATTCTCAGATGGCGGCGGACTCGTTCTTTAAAGTCAAACTCTGGTCTTGCAGGATCTAACCAAAATTTTGTATTCATATGCCCGGTAGCTGCGTCTTGTTGAAAAACAAAATTTTTATTAATTGCAATTGACTCTAAATGTGTATCGGGCAACACACTTAATAGATTTAAAGTTTCGACCCCAATAATAGTACCACTTGCAACATATTTTTGCCATCTAGAAAACATTTGTAATGTCTCATTATAATCTTCAATGGTTTCAGATATGTATCCTGTAAAGAATAAAAAAAGAATCTCGATGCCATGTTTTTGAAAATTTTCTAAATAAAATTCAATGTCATCATTGGTAAATTTTTTACCAATTTCAAATCTAATCCGATCACACCCAGATTCAATACCAGCATATAATCGTTTTCCTCCTCCTTCTTTGATCAAATCAAAATGATCTTTTGGAGTAGTTTCCTTGGATCGTATTATATATTGTCCGGACCACGATATTGGTGTGTGAAATCTATAATTAGCTAAAGTATTGCACATGTCGTTAAATGCCTTAAAACTGCCGTTTATTAGACTGTCTGCAAAGTAAAAATCAGTAACTCCGTATGTTTCGTAATGTTGTATAATTTCGCTAGCAATGTTCTGACCTGATCTAAATTGATATTTGGGAGTTGTTACTCTAACGTCACAGAACGTACAATCTCTAACACATCCTCTGCTGCCAATAATATTAAATTCTAATTTGTTTTCATCGTTACGATACGCTGTTAAGTCATAGTATGAATAATCCGGAAACGGATACTGATCCAAATTAGTTATCTGTACAAAGTCCAAATTTCCTATACCTGGACCTGAGCTATGCTTGAAATATTGTATTAGCGATTCTTCGGCCTCGCCTACAATATACTCATCAATTAGATTATTGTCTTTAAGAATAGTACCATAAGTTTTACTATTTCCAATTACTCTTTTAATTCCTGCACCACCAATTATAATTTTAGCCTTGGATTTTTTCCTAATGCTTGGTAATAGAATATTAGTAAATGATTGTGCCAGATATGAAAATAAACTAACTATAATGTAATCAAAACTACTAACTTGAATCTGATCTAGATAATTTAGTAACCATTGATTAATTATTTCTTTTTGGTCTGCGGAATAATCAGACACCATCTCGTAAAAAACATCGTCAAAAAAAGAATCAGGTTTATTGATATTTCTTAAATATTCACGTAAGTGTATATTCATATCTTTGGCCGAGACATCGTGCCCAATACTAGCACAGAGACTCGCTAATATTGCGCCACTTAACGGAGGCCGTAGATGATCAAGAGGCGGCACATGTAATATTAACGTCTTAATCATCTAATGTTTTTTTTATTTGGGCAATCTTATTTGATATTGTTTGGTGATCAAATTTATCACGACCGCTATATGTCTGAGATGTCAACACATGATTTTTTATAAACTTCTCCTGTATGATCCAATTTAAAACTGGGTTAGTAACAGCAATTTTGATGGTACCATTTGTATAAAATCCCTTGGTGTTAAAAAGACCAACCTTGTGGTCAATCATAATTGGAAGATTTCTAATCCAGACTTCCTCCATTGATATGTCGTTTATTTTAAAATTGTTAAACACAACGGATTTATCAGCAAGAATGTTTCTATCCAAATCTAGCACAGTGTCCCAAACACCATCCTGACCAAATTTTTTGCCTATGCCAGAAATTTCAATTAAGTAGCTGTTTGATTCTGGTGCAACAACGCTTAAAATTTGATTACCTTGAATTTCTCCGTTAAAATGTAGCATATTGTTTATTTTTATATTTAACGTAGGCCAAGATGCTCCCTGATTGCCGGTAACATCAAGCAGTAGGGTTAATGCCACCATGACTCGTACGGGAACTCAATCCATACGTCCTGTTCGGATTTGTTGATCTCTTCGCCAACATAGCTGGTACTGATGTTGGATTCGCTAGCAAGATTATCATACAGCACAGCAAATCGCACATTGTTGCCCCAAACATGTTCCCAGTCTGGATCAGCTGGCAAACAACTGCCTTGCCAATCTTGCATGATCCAGTTGATAGTAGCGCCGCTGTCATTGATATCATCAACAATTAATATTTTTTTAGCAAATGTAGGGTCGCTACGCTTGCTAATACCTTCACGGAACGGACCTTCGGGTATGTATCCAAATGCATCCTCGGCCATCCAGCAGTTGCTTTCGCACTGCCCGCCATCACGTAAACTGACCTTGAGCATTTCGCAAGGGACGTCAAAGTAATGACTAATCATCACAGCAGGAACAGCGCCGCCACGAGTGATGCCCACAACATAATCGGGGCGCCAATCATCAACAGCAATGTCTCTACAAATTTTACCCACAAGCCCAGTTAACGCTTTATTAGTGACAATTAATTTATTCATTAGTCACGTTCCATTTCAGCTGCTTCCTTGATGAGGGCTGTCAGTTCCGCAAAGTCCTTGCAAAGAACTTTGGCAGTAACCCATTCTTCGTTGCTGTTGCGTCCACCAACTTCAACCATGTAGCCATTGTCATACATGTAGACAGTGAAGTGGTCGTTACATTTTGTTAGTTTATTGTTGAGTTTCATTGCATCTCCGTGATTGATTTATTTCTTCCAAAATTTGGCCTTGTCTAAAGCGGTTTTCTTTGGTTCTGATTTTTGCGGTGGCTCGGGTTCAGGTGGTGTTGTTCGAACAGGCAAATCTGATTTAAGCATGTTTTTGATCAACAGCACTGTTCTTTCTAATTCCTTGTCGGCTATTACTTTGATAGCCAATAATTTACTATCGTAATTGTTTGCACCATCAAGCAAGCCGGCTGGTACTTTCATTGTTTTTTTTGGTTTAAGTGAGTCTAGTTGTTTCTTTAATGCTGCTGCGTCATTGTTATTATTATTTTCGTCGGACACTTTATTTTCCTATCAAACTAGATAGGACAAATATCCTATCTAGGTGCAAACTCCTGTTGCAATTTAATGTTGTCGAAGAATTCCTTCTTAACACTGGAGTCGGTTTTAAACGCACCCTGAAGAACTGTAGTTTGTGTCAAACTACTATGTGCCATAATGCCACGGTTTTCACAACACCCGTGCGTTGCTTGAATATAAACTGCAACATTCTCACTGCCTGTTGCTGACATAATTTCTCGAGCAATATCATTACATAGCTCTTCTTGCAACGTACCTCGCCTAGCACACCATTGTGCTATACGTGTATATTTACTCAAGCCAATTAATTTTTGGGCTGCAATGATACCAATATAGGCAACTCCAGCCACTGGCTGGTGATGGTGGCTGCACATGCTGCGTAACTCACTGCGTACAACCAGCATACCGTCGTAACGATCTGCACTATCATTGGGAAAAGCCGTTGCTTCGGGTGCAGTTTCGTACCTGCCTGCCATTATTTCGTTAAAATACATCTTGGCAAGTCTACGTGCGGTGCCTTGGCTGTTGGGATCTGTTTCGCGATCAATTAGTAATGCATCTAATACCCCCTCAAATGCTTCTGTGGCTTCATTGATCAAATGTTCGCGATCTGAATTGGCCACATAGTCGCTGATGTTGTCGCCTGCCCAGAAGCGTTTGTTGTCAGCTCGCATTCGTTCACGTAGGGCAGCACTCAGCAGTTTTTCTTTTTTAACACCAGGTTGGTCTACTGCACGAACGTACAATGGTGATGGTACTACTAAAGGTACAAACTCTGTTGGTGGTGGTTGATTTAATACTGGATCTGGGGTAAATTCTGTTGTCAATTGTGTTCTCCGAGTTAAGGACGTGGATGTCAAAGTATTAATATCTCTTGAGATATTAATTTAGATTTTATCTTATTAGTAAATTCTGTATTGTTTATATTTTAGCAGTATTCACTAATAAGAGCAAAAATTATTCTTCCCAAACATATGGGCCAGATTTTTGTACAGCAAAAGTTAAATACGATTCAATTTTTTCTAAATCTGCTGAAGTTTTTAAACTAGTAACTTCGTTAGCAAAGTGTAATTCAACTCCTAAGTCTAACGCCAAATTTAAAATTTCTTTGCGTCTTTCTGCATCGTCGGTTAACGAATATATACTACACATTACTATACCGTCTGGCTTTTGTTTGATGTAATGTTCTAGTGCTGGTTGCCAATCCATATGCTCGTTGTCTGTTAGATAATCATTATAACTAATTTTATTTTTTACACAATATTGTTCTATAATAGAACGTTGCATAGGTAATGTTTGCCATTTACTAAAAGCACTACTCCATCCTGCATAAGTAACAAATTTTCTTCCGGTATTATCCGAAATCCTTGCACCTTCGTAGTCGCCTGGTAACCGCATAAATCCTCCTGGGTTTCTACGCAAATATTCTTCTCCTTCAACCAGGATACGCATATCCATACTGACTCTAGTATAATTTTCTTTATTGTCTACATTACCGTGCAAGTGTTCTTGTAAAAATAAGTGACTTTGGCCTGTATTCAAGGTTACTGGTTGTGCATAACGTAAACATTCTTTTTCAAATTTTTCTAAGCTCCATTTTTCACTTAACACTTGCTTAGTAAGTTGCCTACTAATAGCTAAATCTAATATCCACATAGTATTAGTTTTCTCTGCGCGAGTAAAAGGTGTCCAAATGGTTCTGCAACCTCTACCATTGCCTACAAATATGCCCTGATGAAACCATAATCTGCGTCCTGCCTGTGCCTGATTAGGTATAACGACTCGTAGCGTACCTTGTCGTTGTATTAAATACTTTTTATAATTAATTCGTTGTGGAATATATTCTTCTACAAATTTATCAAATTTCTCCATGAAATCTTTTCTGCTGCATGCATTTTGCACATGGGCCGCAACCTTGACTATTTCAGCAGGATTTAGAACTTCGTGTAAAGTTTCTAGTTCTTTTACGTGTGGCATTATTTCTTGTATAATAGACAATGCCCAAGCAGGCCAATTATACTTTCCTAAATTATAATTTAGAGTTTTGTTATTCCACTCTTTTTCGGTTATTTTTAGTTCTGTCATTGATTTTTCCTTAAAAATTTTAATAAATCAATAGTGTCATTGATACCGTTACTAAGGCTAACTTTAGGTTTCCACCCTAAAGTTTGTGTGATTAAATTATGATCGCTGTTTAGGTAATAGAGTTCACCAGGCCTAATAGGTTTTGAATCCCAAATAATTTTTCCTTGCCAGTTCAATTTATTAGCAATTAATTGTGCATAATCCTTGATCTTAATAGGATTGTCTGGTCCTAATGTGAAAGTTTTGCCTTCGCACAAGGTAGGATTATTAATTACTTGCTCCCATGCGTCAACTAAATCATCAATGTAGATAAAGTTTCTATAAGGTTCTGCGTATCCTAAAGAAATTTCGTTAGGATTACTTAACATTTGTGAAATAATTTGTTCAGTTACAAAAAAGTTATTATCTTTTCTGCCGTAGCTATTTGTTTGCCTAATTATTGTAAACGGTAAATTTAAACAACGTCTAGCATATTCTAAATATTTTTCAACGCCAAATTTAGCAATAGAATATGGAGCATTGGGACTGGGTATAGTGTGTTCGTTAAACGCTATAAATTTATCAGGAATCAAATTTAGTTTTACTTCGTCGCTAATTGGTTGCCACCCATATACCTCCATTGTGCTAGCAAAAACAAAGTTTTTTAAATTTTTAAGTTTACTAGCGGTTTCAATTAAGTTAACGCTACCTACATAATTAATTTGACTGAAAGTAATTTGTTCGTAAAAGCTTTGTTCAACTTCTGTTCTAGCAGCTAGATGAACTATTATTTCTGGATTGGACTCTATTACTTCTTTAGTTACTTCGGCAAAATTAAGTAAATCATTTTTTAAAAAATGTAACTCATTATTATGCCCAAGTCTAGCAGATAGGTAGGATCCTATAAAACCGGAATGTCCGGTAATTAAAATTTTCATATAATTGTAATTTGTCGCAAATCAGGATATTGATGATATTCAGGTAATTTGTTGATGGTAGTTAATTTTTCTAAACCAATTTTTGCGTCTTCGATAGTGGGTCTATAGTGATACCCAATCTTGAACGTGCATTGTGATTCCCAAGGCGCAACAGATAATCTGCGTCCGTCGTATCGTTGTTCAATTATGGTACTGTATGCCTGTGCATCATCTAACAGTATAGCACCACCATGCCCTATATGTAAAGGTTTATTGTGCCCAAAACTCAGACACTGCATTTGTCCCGCACGATACATGTTTCTTTCCAATCTACGTGCGCTATCCCAGATGTTAGTGCCGTGAAACGGATATTCACCAACCCAGGTTTCTTCGGTGTACAAATATGCAATGCCCAACTTGTGCATGGTCATTGGTATACTAAGATAGGTGAATGGAGTAAATGCTGTTTGAGTGACAGCATGGTATCGTAGACACATTTCAATCGCATGAGTACAACAGTCGGTCATTATGGCATAAGGTGCACCAGTGTACTCGGCTAATGCCTGTTCAAATTTTAATATTTGATCAAACATTTTTTATATTTTGAACAAGTTGTTGTATATCGTTGGTATACCGTTTACCTAAATCAATGTTGTAAAACAATTCCATATTTTTTTTCCTCCTGTTATGTGTTTTGATAAAAATTTCATGTAGATTTTCTTTGACTAAATCATCTAATATCTCATGAAGTTTAAACATTCTTTTAAATGGATCTGGTTCTATATCATAGTAATCATGATTTATGATATCGTCGAATGTATCAATCCCGTAGCCTCTCAGATGTTCAACAGAACCTGCACAACTAAACAATAAAAATAACTGTCCAGCTGCAATAGGTTTCCAAGTTTTTTCTGATATAAAAAAATTGTGTGCAACGGTAGTTTCGGTTACTAAATTTATGTAGCTGTTACGATATGCAGGATGTGACAGGTCTATATGGTGAGAACAAATATTTGTATCTCCAAACATAGGTAAATTAGCGCTAACATTATCCCATTCGGTAATTATATTGTTAGGAAGCAGAGGTTCGTCACCTCTGTTGTTTTTTATATTAACTGGATCTGTGTGTATACTAAAAAAACAATCATCATAGTATGATTTATTTTTTAATACCAAATAATTGTAAATTCTGTGAGGTCGCGGAGTGCCATTTAAACAGCAAACTTTGTATCTTCGTTTTACACGATTGATTCTGTTATTACCAATTGCTTGATCTTTAAGAACATTTTTTAAAAAATAATAATAAAATGGATGATATACTAAATTTGATTTTTGTAAATGATGGGAGGAATCCGACGACAGTATCAGAAAGTTTAGCAGATAAGTTTTTATTTTGTCGTGTAGATCAAACGGAATATTACCAAAATTACTATCACTAAAGAAAATAACTAAAATTTTATTTTTATCTGTAGTGATCAATGTGCGGTCATTCAAATCAATGCATTTGCATCCGTCAATGAATACAAAATTAGGATCTGTTAGACTATACAATCCATTTTGTAGATAATCAGGAAGGTCAGGAAGGGTCAGCATCTCTAGTATACCATTTGTATGCACTATCAATTAACTGATTGATAGTTGAGTAGTTGGGTTTCCATTTTAGTAAAGTATAAGCCACTGTGTAATTGGCAACCAGACGATCCGGGTCACCAGGGCGTCTTGGACCTACTGCGACCGCAATGCCATTGTAGTTCAGCATCACATAGTCAATGATTTCTTGGTTGCTGATACCATGCTCAGTACCAAGATTCATTACCGCAGCATGTTTCTCAACTTGATTGTTCATCCAATCAATGGCACGTATATGTGCATCTGCCAAATCCCATACATGTATATAATCACGTATACAAGTACGATCTGGGGTGTCGTAATCAATACCGTTCAAAGTAAATGTTTGACCAGCCAACTTGGCTTCTAGTATCCTGGCAATGATATGACTGGCACCAGGTGCTTGTCCAAGATCATGTGCGAAAGGCTCTGCTCCGGCTGCATTGAAATATCTAAAACACACACTGGGAACGCCGTATGCTGCATGATAATCGCTCAACATGCGTTCAGTCACATGCTTGCTAACACCGTAGGGACTGATAGGCAATTTGGGATCTGATTCATACACAGGTACAATCGCAGGATTGCCGTACACACTGGCACTGCTACTAAACAGTATCAGGGGTTTTTTGTCTAAATCCTTTACATGTGTCAGCAGTGTAATAGTTTTTGCAATGTTGTTTTCGTAGTATTCTGCAGGATTGACCATGCTTTCGCCAACCAAACTACTGCCTGCACAATGCACAATCACGTCAGGCTGTATCTCACTAATCCACAGCAAACTACTTTTACTAGCATAATCTTCGTGTAAATATCCATCTATGCCTTTAAGGGTGTGATCTCTGCGCACACGGTCAATGGTGTAGACCCGATTATCTTTGTCGTGTTGCTTTAATGCTCGTGCGATGTGGCTACCAATGTAACCACATCCGCCTGTGATAACTATTTTCATTAGTATTTGCTTTTGTGTGTGTGCTTACGATAGTCAGTACTCATACGCGACCAAGACTCGCCCGTGCCTTCTAGTATGTCACAAATGCGATCAATGGTACCATCAGTCCAATCACTAATGGCGCCCATACCAGGGTGCGGATACTCCAGTAGTTTATTAAGTTTAGTAATTGCATCATCTATGCTCCAAGGAATGTAAAGACGTTCTGAATCATTGGCAAACGTTTCAGGAAAACTGCGATACGCAGGATACAACACATTGGCACCCAATGTATCTGCTTCGCTTACGGTGTTGCTTACCCAGTCTTGCAATGCACAGTTAAACAACACTCTGGTATCATTCAGTAGATCATAGTAGTCATTCTTTTCTAGATCCTCGTGAATTACCAGTTTGCCTTCTGCTTGCAATTGGCGTGTACGGGCCATGTAACTATCATTGTTTGATTTTAATTTTGCACCACTGAAGATACAGAATTCCACATCAGGCCAATCGTTGTACACAAAGTTGGCGCGACGATAGTATTCTTCGATCAAGTCCATGTAAAAATCTGGCTGCTTCTCTTGATCCCACCTTGCAGCAAAGCCCACTCTACGTTTGCGTTGAGCAAAAGGCTTTAGCTCACCTGCAACACGACCACGCACTTCTGCTTTGCCAAATGCCAGTCCTGAAATATTATAAACAGGAGCACGCCATCCAGCCACTTTCATGTGCATGACCATTTCTTCATTGCTGGCAAGCACAATGTCTGCAAAGCTATCCACCATTTTTTCATAGTGTCCCATCCAGGTCTGCATGTTCCATACATGTACAAAATCATCAGGATCAATACTTTGTGCAAGACAACGAACAGCAATACGTGGACGGTGAGCAGGATCAATTTGATCAAGTATGTAGGGCAAGCTTTCAATGCCTGGCTGAAACATGTCTTCGAAGTAGACAACATCTTGATTGTTTACTTCACCTTGTTGCATCATTCTGACCAGATTCATCAGCTGACTCATGCCAAAGTATGTGCGTCCGTGTGCATCTAACACTTGCCCTACACTGATCTTTTGACTGTTGTCTAAAGTAAGTCCTGGTACAATATGATAGTCAATGCCACGTCGTTCGAACACGGCACGATTCCACTCCTGTAACTGTAATGTGTACCTTGCTTTGTAAGGCTCTAGGCCCATGTACCATAACTTACGCATTATGTGCGTTCCTTTTTAGCATACCAGTTCATACGCGGCCATTTGCCACGCTGCACACGATCAAACTCGCCCCAGGGCGTTTTATCGTTGTACAGGTGTCGTTCGTCGTAGATATAACCATATGTTACACAGAACTCTTTGTATTTTTCAAGATCTTCAAAAATTTGAGCAACCTCGGGTTTCATTCTTAGATACTTCTTGAGCCAAGCAGGACCAGCCATGTTTACATCTCCTTAGATTTTTATTGAAAGGGAGGGTTGAGTTAGATTATAATTTATTGTGCAGCCATTTTCGCCATCTTCGCTTACATCAATTGTAACACAGCGATCAGGATATCGGCTAGCAATTTGGACATACAAGTCATCTGCAATCATTTCGCAACTCTTATAGTCAAGCTGCAACACACTTTGATCGCCTGAATACAGTTGTTCAAGCCATCTTTTAAATTGGATGAATTCAATGTCGCGATCATTATGGAACACGTCAATATAAACCTTAAAATGAAATATGTGGCGATGAGGATGGGCCAGGAAGGAAACGTCAAATTGATCTCCGGTGGCCAGTTGCGGATCTGTGGCCGCTGCCGGATAGCAATGGATACCTTCACGCCTGAATGTTACCCAAATTTGTCGTTGGGCTTTATCCATAATTCTGTCTGCCGTTTGTCTTTGTTCTTGATTCATATTATTCAGGTAAACAGATTTCTATAAGTTGATGTTGACATAGCTTCGAGCGCAATCATGTCTGTATTAGATAATCTAAAAGAGTACGACTTCCTGTCGGGGCTGACTCTCTCAAAGAAACCGTAATACCCGCCTGTGTAACTGGTTCTAGTCAAATACGGGTTTGATATCAATTGTGCCTTGGCATGATTGTATGCTATCTCAATGAGATTCTGTATGTGACTATCGGAAAAGTCGTATACTTTGGCCGAGATAATAACATTATCCTTTGTGTATATTCTCAGTTGTTGTTGGAATTTTTCATACACATGTGACTGTTTGTACGGATTTCTAAATATATCCTCAAGAGACATATCTGCTATAGTCTGGGCGCTGGTAGCATCAAGATCTCTTGACTTAACCTCTAACCCCAGCGAAAGAATGTCTGGACCATGTCCTTTGTTAATTGGAACTCCTAGGTCTTCTAGTAATTTTTCTGTGTACCTACCAGCATGTCCATCATGATTAGTAGGTACTTTTTGGCCAATTAGTTTTGCTGCAAGTTTAAATATTTTAACTTTCATCTGATAACCTCATCTTTGGTGTATTTAGACCAGTCTGTAAATACTGTACGATTTTGTAAGTCGTGTACACTATGGCACCAGACTCCTGGATTACTTGCTTTAAAATCTTTGTCATCAAGTTTAATTATAGCATTATATCCCAGTTGTTGTATATAGGGTAATTTAACCGAAATCATTGGAATAAAATTATTGTGTTCGCAAAATCCATATTCAAGTACATCCTCTGCAGCAGACACATTAAAATCTAAGGTACACAAGCGACCATCTTTTAGTAAAGGTCGAATCATGTTTTCCCATTGATCATAATATGATACACTACTATCTGGCACAAAACTTTGATTGGCACCAAAATAGATATGCTCGCA